TGAAGAAGAACTAAAAGTGATGAAAGAAATGTTTGAAGCATCAGTAGATGGTCAAGCATATGATGTTGATCGTTGGGGATCATACTTTCGTCCAGCAGGTATGCAAAAGCCTGAAGGGTCAGCACCAGCTCCAGTAATGGCGGCGGCTGCATCAGCAACAGCAACACCTGTAGAAGTTAGTGCTCCGGCACCAACTCCGGTAGCGGAAACGGCTCCTGCTCCGGTTGCTACACCTGAAGAGATGGGTGCAACTCCAACTGCACCAGTCCAGACACCGGCTTCCCCAGCTGGTAGTGGACAGAAGGCCGAAGATATACTTGCTATGATTCGTAGCAGACAGTCTTCATCCTAACGGCAATGGAGGGCAAGGTTTTTTCCTTTCTCCTTGCCCTCATTCTTTTTTTATTGTATAATATATTTTTTATAAGGGACCTAAATAATGGCAAAACCATTTGACGTAAGCAAATTCCGCAAGGACATTACAAAAAGCATTGACGGACTGTCCATTGGCTTCAACGATCCAACAGACTGGATTAGTACAGGCAACTATGCACTAAACTATCTTATTTCGGGAGACTTCCACAAAGGTTGTCCACTAGGTAAAGTTACAGTGTTTGCTGGTGAATCTGGCGCAGGAAAAAGTTATTTTGCCGCAGGCAATATTGTTAAACATGCACAAGAGCAAGGCATATTTGTTGTGCTTATTGACACAGAAAATGCACTTGATGAGGCATGGTTACAAGCACTAGGTGTTGATACTGACGAAAGCAAACTGCTTAAACTTGCAATGAGCATGATTGACGATGTTGCTAAAACAGTAAGCACATTTATGAAAGACTACAAAGCATTGCCAGATGGCGAACGTCCTAAGGTTTTGTTTGTTATTGATAGTTTAGGCATGATGCTTACACCAACTGATGTTAATCAGTTTGAATCTGGAGATATGAAAGGTGACTTAGGTAGAAAGCCTAAAGCACTTACTGCACTTGTTCGTAACACAGTAAACATGTTTGGTAGTTACAACGTTGGAATGGTATGTACTAACCATACGTATGCATCACAAGATATGTTTGATCCTGATGATAAGATATCAGGTGGACAAGGCTTTATCTATGCATCAAGTATTGTTGTTGCAATGCGTAAACTTAAACTCAAAGAAGACGAAGATGGCAACAAGATATCACAGGTAAAAGGTATACGTGCCGCTTGTAAGGTTATGAAAACCAGATATGCAAAACCATTTGAATCAGTACAGGTTAAGATTCCATATGAAACAGGAATGAATCCTTATAGTGGATTGGTTGATCTGGCAGAAGCAACAGGCTTGTTAACAAAGCAAGGCAACAGATTACGTTTTCTAACTAGCGACAATCAAGAGATACTACAGTTTCGTAAGGCATGGGAACGTAACGAGGATGGTTGTTTAGATAAGGTAATGCTAGACTTCAATAAAATTGAAGAAGTGCTAAGTATTCCTGAAGAAGAAGTAGTAGTAGAAGAATTGCATGAGCAACCAACTGAATGACAAGTTAGCACAGTATGATATTTTATATATACAAAAAGTAAAATACTTTTTAGAACGACCAATAAATCAACTGTACAGAGAACTTGTTAAGTACAACCGTGATTATTATGAACCAAATCAACGTATAGTTTTGATTGATTCAGTACCTAATGTTGATACCAAACCATTTTACAATTATCTAAATCGTATACTAAAGCATCTTGATATTGATGAGTGTTTTGTACATATTGAACAACAAGGCAATGAAACTGTTACTGATCCTACAAACTTTAACATACCAGATACAATATGTGCTAGTCCGTGGATGAATTTAGAAATAAGGAATCAAGGCAATATGTCTCCTTGTTGTTTGTATGGAGAGAAAAAACAATATGGAACCAAATACAAACAAACAAATATTCCAAATGTAGAAAGTACATCAGTTAGAAATGTAGATTTTTCTACACTACGACAAGAATTCCTTGAAGGTAAATTACCTGATGGGTGTGATCTTTGTTGGCAAAATGAAAAAAATGGCATCAAAAGTAAACGTATCAACGACCAATATTCTTTTAGAGATAAAATTTTTGATATAGACTACAATGATATATACACCAACAACCTAAGCAGTATGGATATTAAACTAAGTCGTACTTGCAATTTGGCATGTAGAATATGTGGGCCGAGTATAAGCAGTAAGTGGACCAGCGAGGTATTTGCAAATCGTGAAGCATATCCACAATATGACGATTTAGTATTACGCAAAAAAGAATGGACAGATGTAAGCGGATCAAAAGTATGGAAGGATCTTGAATACATTACAACAGACTTAAAGTATTTGCAATTTGCAGGAGGAGAACCTTTACTTGACAAAACACATGGTTCTATGTTACAATACTTTATTGATAAACAAAAAAGCAGGGAAATAACAATACACTACAACACAAATGCAACACAGTACGCAACACATCTGTTGCCACTGTGGGAACAATTTAAAGAAGTTCAGTTAATTTTTAGCATTGACAATGTAGGTGATAAGTTTGAATATGAAAGATATGGAGAAAGTTGGGATAAGGTTATAGATACAGTGACGAAGTATAAAAATATCACTGAGACAAATTTAACACTAAATGTGTTTAGTACAATCTCTACACTGAACATTTTGGATATGTATGAGCTATACAAATTTTGTAAGCAGTATGAACTGCCACTTAGTGTAAATCCAATATTGTATCCTAAACAACTGAACTTTTGTTTGTTCAATAAGACACAGAAAAAGTATATCACAGATAAACTTTTACAGTACAATGAAATAAATTTTTTAAAACTAATTGAGCCAATACTAAGTTTAATGAATAACACAAAAGTAACAACAGATATAACAGACATGATTGATTTCTTAAGTATAACAGATAAAATAAGAAATCAAGACTATAAACAAACATATAAAGAATTAACGAACATACTATAAGTACACCGAACAAAAAAATAAGAGGAGACGAGTTTTGTCATTAGAAATAGCCGCATTGGTTTGGAAAGAAACACGCCAATTTATGCACGATACAGGAGATGTTAAAGAAGCTGCAAATCATGTTGTCGAAGCATTAATAGGACCGTACAGTGCTGAAGAAATAAGAGATGCATTTAAGTTTGACGGAGCCATAAAACTAGCAGTTGGCGACTATCTCGGAGAATACGAAGAAGATGATCTCGAAGAAGATGAACGTGATGAATTACTTGACCAGTATGACGAAGACGGTGAATTTAACTACGACGAGTACTAGTATATGTGGTATAGCAAAGTAACCAACAATCTTGCAGAGATTCCTGGCTTTATAACTCATTTTGAACATGAGTTAGAGATAGCAAAGAGTGAATGTAGGGTTGGTGGACTTGTTGAAAAAAACATAAAAGCATTACCAGGACTTACAGAGCACCGATTTAATCAACTACAAGAAATTGAAGCAGTACTAAATTTTCTAAACATAAAGTTACGTAAAATAAGACGTAAACACTTTCAAAAGTACTTGGAAGGCTATGCTCGTGCATTGAGCAGTCGCGATGCAGAAAAATATGTAGATGGCGAAGATGAAGTTATTGACTTTGAAACAATAATAAACGAAGTTGCTCTACTGCGTAACAAATATTTAGGCATAATGAAAGGCTTAGACACAAAGCAGTGGCAACTAGGACATATAGTTAGATTACGTACTGCTGGCATGGAGGATGTGCAGGTATGATGCCAGCACGTATCAGTATCAAAGGAGATTTTATTTGGTACAACATATGGATACAACATGAATTTAATCGTGTATATAGTCGGCAAGTAAAAAAATATTGGCGCCAATTGTTTGCTGAAGATTTAGAACGTGCTAATCTCACTGTTGAGGACCTAAAACAGTTTTATATTATTGTTAACCCAAATTGGGAAGGACACAATGCAGATGACATTGAACCTTTTCGCATAATGCTATCTGAGCTTGGATTTCCAATGTATCAATTTGGTGTCTTGTTCAGTTGCTATGAAGACACAGCCAAATTGCCCTATCCTGCTGAATGCAATACTCAAAGGCTTATATACATTGCAAGTTGGCATGCAATACTTAAAAAGCAAAATATAAATTTTGAAGACTTACAAATGGATCGCAAGTTAGTAGTGCTGATGCGGCGTGCAAGTGAAAGCCGTTGCACAATAGCAAAGAAAATACTAGAGGTATTTGATCCTGCAGACATTAGAATAACACTTGGAACATTTCCAAAAACTATTCCTGACGAATGGCGTCGATTGATAAGCCCGCACCCATATCCTATGTACGTTGCAGATGATCGTTCAGGCGAAGCAGAACAATATAATCCTGAGCACAACTTGTTTTATGCTGCACCGGTGCAATTAATTGTTGAAACAAGTAATCAGACAGATAGTTTGTCATGGCGAAATATTTTTATTACAGAAAAAAGTTACAAAACATTTGCGTGGTATCAATTTCCAATTTGGTATGCAGTACCTGGACTAGTAGAAAAAATACGTGAGCAAGGCTTTGATGTATTTGATGATATAATTGATCATAGTTATGATAATGACTCTGACCCAAATACTAGAATGGATAAAGTCGTAGCAGAAGCACATAGATTTAGCAACCTTGACACAGTTGCACTCCGACACACCCATTGGCAAAGATTAGAAAACAATGCACAACTAGTAGACAATATAAGTAAAACTGCGTTTACGGTGCAAAAACAAAAGGCTAAGAAACTTGAAGACGAATTACACCAGCTTTACAAGTCAAGAACTAGCATTTCAGCATAGTAAAACACATCTTCTCGATCTGTTTTATCAATATGATGATTTTATGGAAAGCATTGGGCGTGTTGTGGACCTAGGATGTGATACTGAAGCATTGAACATGTTATGGTTTGCAAACGCAACTGCACGTGATGAACAAAAAACACCATTGAATATTAAATGTGTAGGACAGAGCTCTATTGAGAAACTAGTGCCAAAGCATAACGGTGTATCTTTTCAAAAAGGTGCTCCTGAACTGTTATCAAAAACTAAGAAAAAATTTGATATTTTATACTGTCATGATACTTTGCAGTTTATAGTCAATCCTTATCAAGCATTGGCCAACTGGTGGAATATTGCAAATAAAGATGCAATGTTGACTATAGCAGTAAAACAAACCACCAATGTTGAATTTAACATGTTAGAATATAATGCCCAAATGAATTACAAGCATCATTATACTATACCGATGTTGTTGTATATGTTGGCAGTAAATGGTTGGGATTGCAAGGGAGGATTTTTCAAAAAAATAATTGGAGATCCTTGGATATTTGCAGTTGTATATAAAAGTAATACCAAACCAATGGACCCTGAAACAACAAATCTATATAATCTAATCGATGACACTGATCTACTACCAGAGGTAGCAGTAAAAAGTATAGAAAAATATGGGATGATTAGGCAGAAAGATCTTGTGCTTCCGTGGTTGGATAAAAGCC